CTTTTCTAACTTTCATAAGTTGCTTTTTGATCCATACTTTCCACAACATCAATTAACTGGTTTAGCTGGTTTCTTACTGACGCATCACTTAAAATAACGTAATCTTTCAAACGATTTATTAAGGTAATTGCTGAGGCAACATCTGTGCAATCAGCGTAGTCACTTCTATTTATGCCGTCTAATCTTGTTGGAATAATGTGTTTCTTCAAAATTCCTCCTCGATACTAGATAAAACAAACTTAGCATTGTCTGGCATTTTAATGTGGTATTGGCGGCTATAATACGGCTTACAAGAATTATACAAAATAGCCCGAAAATTGGTGTCGCCAATAGGCCCAAGTTGTACCTCTTTAAAGTTGCTCCATGACTCATTTTGGTCCCGATGCCTAATAAGTATTCTAGGGGAATCTGTAACGGAACCTTCTTTACCATCACCTCGTCGAATACGGGCAATGACTTTCTTTGGTTGCTTGAGAAAACCATCGGACCCATAATTAATGTGACCGGTGATGATTTCAGCATTAATTGTATTTCCATCATCTGAATGAGAATCAACATCCAATTGATATAACTTACCATTATTAATATCCCCAATTATGTGTTTATTCCAAGTCGATGCATATGTATAACAATTCGCTCTGAATAGGCTTCTGGTTGACGTGGTTTCATCCCATGATGACCATTTATAGTAGGCTTGGCTGATATAATCATAAACAAAGGTTTTCTTGTCCGATGGGAAATTAAGCATTAAAAAGTTTCTCCCATTTATTACAATATTAAACGCAACCGCATCCTCTACCGTTGATAAGTTTTGGATTTCATTATTAATCGCCATCCCCATATCAATGTAGCTACTACCTTCTAACATAACTAACCGTCTTGTCTTATCTAGGAAAATCATGCGTGTTCCATCAATAACCACTGACGCATAAGGGCTTGCTAATCCTATTTGTGCGTATTGCGCTTTAACCGAACTTAAATATGGGTTTAAAAAGTCACCGCTTTGTCCCCAGATATCAATATTGGTACTAGAACACACTAGAAAGTTATTAGCACCTTTAAATAACCCCTTAACATTTTGTTGGCCAATCATCTGGTAGCTATCTGATAATGTCCATGAAAATGGATTACCTGGAAAACTAAACTTCCATGCATTACTATTTTTTTCTGAGCATATTAAATACGAGAAAAACTCAATCATATGGGTTACATTGGTTGGGGCGGTACCCACTAATGGCGGGGTACTTGATGCACTTAATGTCTGGGTGTTAGCTGTAAAGTTGGTAAACATAGGGGTACTATTAGCAACCATAAATAAATAATTGCTTCCACCATACTTAAACTCGTTAAACTGTACTCTTTGATCAATTGGTAACGTATCCCCTGTAATATCAGTTTTAGCCCCATAACGATCTGTAATCATAAAGGTTTTACCTTTACTTACTGCAACTAACTTTCCTTCATCTACGCTAAAATAAACCCCCATAACATCGGCATTGGTTCCTAAATCAGAAAATAACGAATAACCAGCACGCTTATGGAATGCATTAAATTCATCAATAAAGCCATCTTGTACTAACTCGCAAGTTGATAATAAGGATGTACTATCAACATTGTAATACGGCTTGCTTAATTGAACTTTTTGGAAAGGCATTACCCAGGATAATCCTTTTTAACATTTTTACGGTGTAAGTAAAACTGACCCTCTTTTAATATTTTGTCTTGGTCAATATCGTGCCAGAACTTGTCTATTTGTTCTTTGATGTCGTCGTATTTTTTATTCCCAAATTGTCTCGCATAGTCATAGTTGTAATCTTCGTGATCTGGGTTACAACGGTTTTCATGCTCTTGTATCGCTAAAACACGCTCATATTCAGCTTGGTTTTTATTCTTGTAATACTCTAATGCCTGAGATAAAGTTGTAATTTCATTAACTACTTTACCCGATTCATCTTCAACCATATCAATAATAGGAAGATAATGGGTTTCCCCAAACCTAAAATCTCTTGGGGTGGCCTTTGGGTATTCTTCTACTTTTTGGTTGTTAATATAATAATTGTACATAAGCTTCTCCTTGTTATATGACCCGATTTGGCAATAATGAAATTCTCACCCAGTCATTAGCCGCATATGAGCTAGTAGATATAAGGCCATAATCCCCATAAAAATTGTATAAATCATGATTATTGGATGAATTAAGCTGATATACTGAGGGTTTAGTCCCATTACTAAATTCATACTTATATGTCATATCTTGCATATTTAGCCCATGTCTATAATGAACATAACTGCCTGATGAATGATAACAAAAGCCACTATGGACCATTGGTTTTCGTCCGGTTGACCCATCTGACTTTGATCCATACACGTCTAGTCGGTGGGATGTGGATACGGGGGATTTATTACTTGCTGATGTGTTATATCTCGTCCATTTAGGCATACAAAAGATTGAATCTGATTCTACGGGGTCTCCGATTTCGAAAATAACACCCTCGACAGTCATATAAGTCCCCCCATTCTTTTTAATTCTTAACTCTTGAGAATCTAGTGAAATCCCATCCATATATGAATCGTACAAAACTTGAACAAATGAACCTTGTGAGACATTATAAGTATCAACATTTAGATATCTTAAATTACTTGATGCCCCGCCTAAGCTAACAACAACTTCACCTAGGCTTGAATCTTGTAAACCAATTAAATAAATTGCTTTTACATTTGTTGGCGTTGTAATTGTTACATAATCATTGTTTGTTCCTGTTTTTTTTCTTCGCCCTAAAAATGATTGTGCATTATCTTCTGTCGTCCATGTTCCAGTGTAAGTAAAATCGGTTGAGTCTGAACCGACCGCATAACTCTCCTTCCCACATATTAATGATCGAGCACAGGTTGTTGGGTATATAGTACCACTGTAATGCGCCCAACCCGATATCCCTAAATTCTCTGACCCCCCAGCTGAGGTAGTGGTTAACTTAACCGTATGTACCCCTTCGGGTAATGATCCATTGTCAAGCCTAATCCATACAGGGCGACCCGCATCATAGGAAGGGATTGATACACTAGAGTTTTTGACATATGTGGTGGCTCCATCAATTGTCACAGAAAATGTTGCATCGTATGTACTGTAGATATACGCAATAACGTAAATTGAACTACCATAAAACTTATATTCAACTGTAGCAGAATTATGCGATGTGCTATTGTTAATGCCATTCCATAGTGCCGTACTTGATCCAATAATATTATCCCATGTACCACCAAATAATGTGGTTAAAGGGGGAACATCGTCAATAGTTGTTGGGGATTGTGATAATAATGCCTTTTGGGTCATTGGGGTTTGGACTAAGTAGGTTGCGTATGAGAAACCTTCAATATATATAGTATCAGTCCCACTCAGCACGGTTACCTTGACTTTATAGTCGCCGTATTCTAAGCCTTGGTATAGCTCTGTTACATTATTGTAATTGCTATCCCCCGACACTCCAGTAGAAAAAGTTTTTTGAGAGTGATATGTTGATCCACCATCATTACTCAATTCAACCGAAATAAAGCCTGATGATATATTGTGCTTCAAGTATATTAAATTAACACTTACTCCACTAAAACTAAAAATAGCTGTTGAATTGGCTGTACTGGATGATTTAGCTCTGTAAAAAATATGACTAGAACTATCACTGTTTCCCCAAGTCCCACTATACACAATTTCCCCATTAACAGAATCAGCCGGAACCAATATTGTATCAATGTATTGCAAGTTCGTTTTATCTTGCTGAATATAATCGAATTTAGTGTCAAATGGAATCTGCTGAAACATTTGCTGATTATCGTAATAGCTATTTTCAGTGTCTTCTTTCTGGTTAATAGAAAAGTTGGTCTTAAAATGGCCATCAACGTTTTTGTTTTTAATGGATATTCTTGCATCTAAGATATCACGATCATAAATGGTATTCCCTGCGGTACTTGCTTTTCTATAAACGTAAGCTATTGGGTCTTTGCCTGCGGTTCCTGATGGATATGTTGGATTGGCCGCCGCTGTACCATCAACAACGCTATATGTGCCTGATGACGCATCTAATTCCACTAAATCCCATCGTGGGTTTGAAGCGTCTGAACTTGTTAAACTAACGGTAACTACACTTTCATTGGATGACACATATACCGCACCATCACTGCCAAAAAATGTACTTGATGCCCGATCATCAACTTGCACGCTTTGCCCTGGGGTTCCAGATTGGGAACATTCAAAGTTTCCAGCACCACTTATATACACATAACCTTTTTCAGTGTTAAGTAATGGAACCTGTCTTAAACCACCTATCTCTAGCTTAGTCATATCTAATGTGCCATCTGCATCATAAATGGCTGCTTTACTGTTAACTACATCACCGGCAACACTACCATCTACTAAATTTAATTCGGGGGCTGTTGAGGTTACTGCTGTTGAATTTAATTTAAGTTCGGGTGTATTTACTGACCCTTTAAACTCCACGGCATCGGTAACTGAATCACCACCGGTCCATATTGGTTTAACTTCTTGAACTGCACTTCCATAGGTTACACTAGGGGTTCCTGTAAAAAACTGAAAATCTGGGATCTCTGGGGTGCGATTAATAGTAATAGTCCCAGAACTCTGGTTAATTGTTGCTGTCATTGTCCCTTTAACCAATACGTTGCTAGGGAAATTTAAACTTGCACCAACTGAAAATTCCGCATCCTTAAATAAGAAAGTATAATTAACTGCTGGGTTTACATCATCAATAGCTGATTGAATTGCGGTATTAGTAGTACCATAATCAGCACCAATATCAATGTATAATCCGCCAAAATCTACTGAACTTGAATAACTAATCGTAAAACTATCATATAATACACCAGCCGGGGTTTTGATTTGGACATAATATTCCCCATCCCCATACACATCAATTTCACCTTTATTCCCCAATGTAACCCCTGATGACTGATCAATTACGCTTGTTTTATTGATATCTGACCATACAGTTTTAGCCGTGCTCGCCGCACTACTTACCCAAAAATATGCTTTATAATTTTTAAGCGGCTGACCTGATGAATCATGTAACCCGTTAAGGAACAAGTCCATCTGTTTAGCTTTGCTTGATGACATTTAATTAGACCTCCTAATATACATAATTCACAACATTCGTCACTGGGCTTACTGGTGCGAATTCCAATGACTTTGTTCCACTTTCTTTTTCTTCTAATTTTCGCTTAATTAATATTTGTTGCTCGGAACTTACGTTGTATTGCATTGCTAACATATCAGCAACGCCATAAATAATTTGTGTAAATGTGTCTGAAGGCAAATTTAATACCGTACTACCTTCATAGGTTTCAGCTCTTAATTGAGCTTTATAATGCAACACATACCCATCAATTCCCACTGAATCCGGATTAGGATACAAATGAGCTTTTTTGTTAACGCCTATATTTTCAATATAAATATGAGTTGGTTTTCCTTGGGATGCTTTTTCAACTACTGGCTGAAAATTGTAATCAGTAACAATGTCCAAGGTTGTATCTTCATTATTTTTTCTAATGTATGCACTTTCTATACTAACCTCATCTGACTGCAAATCAAATTGACCAGCTCTAACATAATTGCCAGCCGCATAAGCACTCCCACCCGTAGCAGATAAATCCTCTTTAAAATACGTTCGCCAATTTAAACCAACATTTGGCTTTTCATCGGGTATGGCTTTCCATGTGATATCATTGTCAACAACCGTGTAATTCTGTATTACTGGGAATGTTGGGGCACTACCTGCTGAATCACCAGCATTCTGTGCTTCATATCTAAACCCATTATATACACTAGGATAAACATTATCCCCTTCAGAATAACTTGTTGATGTTGCATAGGTGGTTATAGTAGGGGCTGTAAACGCTTTAATACAACGATATCTAACCGCTCCCTCTAATACAATGCTATCATCAGGAAAAACATACTGCCTGTTGGCACGTAGGAAGAACCGGCTACCTAATTGTGGTAAATTATCTAAATATCGGTTAAAAGCGAATCTTGCATCTTCCATTTGCTCTATGGAAGGGTCTGACCCCTCCATATGACCATTCAATATTTTTATAACTTCTTTTAGTAATTTATCTACGGTAGCGGTTACTCCATACGTTGCCATAATTAGAACTCCTGAACCTTAGCTTTTCTACCCCTTTTAACTGGTTTCTCGCTAATAACAGGTTCCTTTTTAGTAGGGGAGGCTACTTCAACCTTTTTAGTCCAAGACCCCAAAGGAAAATCATCAGGGACTTCGAAAACATCCCCTTTTTCTTTTATTTCTATGTAAAAACCTTTTGATATTGCTTCAACTAACATTGTTTCACCTCCTTTAATTTGAAAATTATGCCAAGTTATCTGCGTATGCTACGCTAACCAATGGCATAGGTGTAATGTAGGTACTAAACTTACCAGTGGTTAAGTCGCCGTTAGCTACGGTGTATTTAACACGGATATATCGCTGTACTGAATCAGAAATAACCAAACCTACTGATAACTTAGTTCCTGCGGCTGATGTCGCGGAAAAAGTACCAATAGTTTGCAATTCAGTTGGTGAAGAAAAAGATGTGTTATCATCAGTTTCTAAGGTCAACGTCATGGTTGAATCTGACCCTGCATCGGTCATTGCTGTGCGTACTAGGCTCTCAATATATAATGGGGTACCTGCGCCAATGTTTCGACCAATTGCTAGGTCAAGATAGTTGGTGCTAGCCCCAGTCGTAAGCTGTTCAGCATTTTCATCGAAAATTAAATTTTTATCTAGTGCCATTTATTCCTCCTTATGATACCAGTGACTCGGACTCTATTATTGCGTCAACTGTTTTAACAGGGATGCCTCTAAAAAAAGGAACCGGCATCCCATCAATGGTTTGATAGGTTAATCCGCCCCCTGATATAACATCAGCTCTAGCTTGTATATCAAGTTGTTCTGCAACAGCTCTATTAACATAAAAACAAGCGTTTTTTGTAGTTTCAATTCGGTGAGTCGCTTTAATCATTAATTCTGGAAGATCGGCACCTGAGCCAGCTCGAAGTGCGCTAACATCAAGATTACATATACGAACTGCATATCTCCAATCTTTAAGCACAAATGCCATTTCAAATTGTAAATGCTCAGTATATACTTCCAATAAAGTTCCATCAGGTTGATTACTAATTCTTTTTTTATAATCAGTATGTTTAATACCTGCGGTTGATCCAGCTGGGAACGCCCCATAAACACCTTGGGTACCATGTGAAACTAAATAGATTGAGGTGTTATCAGAACCTGTTGCTTCACCGTTAAGTACGTTTCTAGAATTTTCCCCTGATAAACTGTTGTAGTATGTAGCTAACCCAGAAAACTTTTTCTCATCTGTACTCGCATTACCATAAAAAAGAGTATCTTCAACTTTTTGGTTAATGGACTCAATTAATGGGGTAGACTCAGATAGTCTATTAGCCGCAAGGTTTCCACCTTTAGTTAAAACACTTGCTGGGTTTTCTCCCCAAATTTCAACCATTTTACATGGGAAAGTGTTTTGTGCGGTCGAAGAACTAACGGGCGTACCACCTTGACCATGCATAACAAAACTTGCTTCTGGTAAACTAGTACGAACTGTAACTAATTCGCTAGTTGCTTGGTTAGCTTCCTTAAAAGATAAATCACCAAGTAATGCTTTTTTGTCGGTAAGTAATTCAGCAATATGTTGAATCCCACCTTTTGAATCTGTTCGCTTTGCGAAATCAAGAAGTGTCATCCGACTTCCTGAAGCTGCTAATCCTGCCATAGTTTCCTCCTAAAAAAATAAATGGTTTTTAGCCATATAAGGCCATTGCTGGGTTATAGGTAGGGGGAACAGAGGTGTCTGATAATGGTTCATCAACTAAATGAGGGCTATTTTTAACACGGTTAAGTCGTTTTGTAACTTCACCAGGCTTATTTTTAAGCTCCTCTTTTAATTTTTTTATTTCACTTTCGTATTCAGCGTTTATTTCACGTAAATCATCTACGTCATGCTGTAAACGAATGCGATCCACAATATGATAAAAATTAGTTGGGTCAATAAAACTTAACGGGTCTTTTTTAAAGTGTTTGACAGCATCATTGGTCTGGGATTCATCTAATCCAAATTCTTGGTAATCCTTAGTCAATATGCCAATAATGTCATCTTTTATTTCTGTCATTGACAACGCTTCCATTGTGTCTGACTCCGTTTTAGCCAATATCCCCTTATTTATCTCAATATTGCGCTCCATTATTAATGCCTGTTCTTGTTCCTGGGCCTTTCTCGCTTCTTCATCACGCTTTCTTGCCTCTGCCGGGTTATCTAGTGCCAATTCATTGTATTCATCATCAGAAATACCTTTAGCTTTTTCTTTAATTGACTCAAGCTCTTTAGCAATTTCCTCTAGTCTTTTATTTTCTGCACCTTGCTTCCCAATGGTAATATTGCGCTTGTGAAGTTCACGATCCTTTTCCTCAAGCATTGTTAATACACTTTCGTCGGTTATTCCGTCTTCAATGTATTTATCTCGGTTAAAAACGAACTCCTTCTTTTTTCTTTTTTTACGAGGCTCATCTTTGGCCTTGTTTGATTCTTCGGACTTTTCTTGTTTGTCCGCATCGTCCTCAACTACTTCATCAACCGCTTCTGCTTCTTCGGGACTGGGAACATCGCCGTACAAGTCATTTGCTGGGTTGTATTTTTTTTCCTGAGTGACTTCTTCGCTCATTTTTTACTCCTTTTGGGTCGCTATGCCCTAACTTTTTAATGTGAATTTTTCCCAAAAAAAAAGGCCCCACAGAAAAATTACTAAGAATTAATCTGTGAGGCCCATGGTGATTCCATTAAGCGGTTATTATGATATTTACAGAATTACATAAATAATATAAAATTGTCAATTATTTATTGTTAATTGACTAATTTTAACTTTGATTTAATCCCTTATCAATTACTTTCATTCTTGTTTCGTGCTCAAACTGCTGTTGCTGTCTAATGTTTTGCCCTTGTTGTGCAATATTCGTCTTTTCAATCTCAATATTATTTTTCTGTTGTTCTAATTGTGCTTGCATTTGCTGACCTTGTTGGGCGGCATTTAACAATCGTTTTTTCTGTGCTTCATCAATATCTGGCCTTAATTGCAATAAGAAATCTGCGGTTATTCCTGGGACACCTTGTTGCGCTAATTGTGCGAAAGTAGCAAAATTTTCATCAGACTTAGTGGTATAGTACGGCCCGTAATCAATAACAATATCATATTTAAGGGAATCAGGGTTTTCCCATATCTTTTTGATTGCCTCGGCGTTATATTGCGTAAATGAAATGCCGTTAATAGTAAACTCGTCATTATTTTTCATTCGCATTTCATTTGAATGGTTTTCTAGTATCCTGTAAATCCGTTCAGGGGTATACAATATTCGATACATTTCAATCAATCTAAATCCTAGTTGCCGCAACATAATATTATAGTTATCAAATAAATATTGAATATTACCTAACGCCGCATTACGTCTTTCGCGGAATAAAGGTGTGGACTGAACCCCTCTAACACCAGCGACCCCCTCAGTATTAAAACCTGAAATTAAATCAATGTGTTTTTCGCTTAATTGAGCAATTTGTAATAATTCTGTTGGAAATCGAGGTGGTGTTTTTTCTCTCGGGGGCTTATCAGCGTTTGCAACTTTAAGTAATGCGCCTGGAGTTGATCGCCCTGTTTCATAGTTCTGCTTATCATTTTCATCATTAAAAGTTTCGTCATCATATATTTCAGCATTTGTTCCAAGCCTCATTAATAGCTCAATATAACTTGTGGTACGCTTATTTAATTCGTTTTGTGGGTCAATTAAATCATAAACCTCACCTTTGATACGGCCACGACGTATAGTAGCATAACAAGGGATAGTCATGTATCCATCAAATTCACTTAATCTGTCATACAACATAATGTCTGCGGCAAATGTGCCAACCCAATATTCTGTAACCCGTCTTGTGTCTTTGGTAAACCCAGGGATACTCAGGATGCGTTTGCGAGTTTTTGCATCTAATAACCACGATTCTATTGCTCCATCTTCCCCATCTAAATAATATTCATCTACTGGATTAAAGATAACAAGGCGTTCTTTATACTCTCGACGTGTCACATTCATTAATCTGTACTTTTCCTCATTGACAACATTATTATCGAATAATAACATTGGCTCATTTTGAGCAGTGTAATATAGGGCCGTATCATGGGGAATATTACTTCCGCTCATTTGCTCAATATCTTTTTTCTTACTTTCTGGGGCTATTCTTAACAAATAATCCTTTGTTACCCATCTCCACTTAACGACACCCTCACAATCACTGAGGTCTTTTTTACGGTGAGGCATATAATTCACCTGCTCCCAGTCTTGGTGGTCAATCATAGGGTCTCCATACTCAACCCCATGCTTAGTATCAATCCCTATATTGATATTGCCTCTACCGGTAATAATCATATCCGTGACAACTTCACTTTGAACGCTCTTATAATCGCAATCAGCCAATGTATGTGTAATTAACGCATTATATACGTCACTTAACGTTGCATCACTACCTTCAGTTGGCTTAACTTTTGGCACCATTGGATCGGACCGAAAAAATCCAACTAACGTATTGACTTTATTTTTTAACACGTTAAATGATAAATAAGGGCGCTTCATTTTCTGCAATACCTGTTTAATTGATTCATCCCACTGGTATTCCCCACCAAAAACCATTTCCTCTGCTTTTATAGCGTCACCATGATACTGGCTACAATCATTATCATAGGCTTGAGCCGCAATTTGAAGATACTTCTTTTTTATTTCTTCATAATCTTCGGGGTTTTTTTCCCGTTTATTGGACGGAATACTTAAATATTGGTCCAATATCTCATGAGTGTGCCCATTAACTTCTTGCACAAAATATCTCTCTGGGATAACCATTGGTTCTCCGGTGTCTGGGTTTGGGATTTCTTGCCCCATTGACCCTGGGTTATACCAAATTTCGTGTTGATGCCCGTCATCTTCATTAGCACTGGTAAACCCAATAATCCCATCCCCAT